GCCTACAACAGCGGCAAAGCTGGTATGCAAGGTGCCCCAGTCAAGACCGATACCACCGACGAAAAAGGTCGCAAGGCTCCGGATGCCAAGGACTTGATTTCAGGTGTGCAAAACCAACCGGGCAAGGACATGGCGGCTCCCAAAGCTGCTAACAAACCAGTCACTGCACAGGCGTCGGGTGTGAACACCAAGAGCCCGCTACCGGGTCGCAAGGGCTAACACTAGATGACACCACGTTATCTTAGAGAAAATCTTACCTTCAACCAGGCTCGCATCGAAGTCATAACCGAGGACGATGCTGCCGGCAAGGGAGGTAAGAATCTCTATCTCAAGGGCATCTGTATTGAAGGCGACAAAAGAAACGCCAACGAACGCATATATCCGCGTCACGAGATTACCAAGGCCGTAAACACCATCAACGAGCAGATCCGTAATGGCAATTCGGTACTGGGCGAGGTAGACCACCCCGATGATCTCAAGATCAATCTGGATCGTGTGTGTCACTCGGTAGAGGAAATGTGGATGGACGGGCATGCCGGTTGCGGCAAGCTCAAGATTCTGCCCACGCCCATGGGTCAATTGATCAAGACTCTGCTGGAAAGCGGAGTCAAACTGGGCGTCAGCAGTCGCGGTAGCGGCAATGTTGACGACCGTACAGGACATGTTAGTGACTTTGAAATCGTCACTATTGATGTAGTCGCACAACCCAGCGCACCCAACGCTTATCCACAGGCCATCTATGAAGGTCTCATGAATATGCGCAACGGTCATAGGCTGATTGAAATGGCTCGTGAAGCTGGTGAAGGCGACAAGGTACAGAGATATCTGGCTCAGGAAGTGAAACGCCTGATCCGGGATCTCAAAATCTAAGGAGAAACCAAGCATGTTTGAGCAACTGAAACCATTGCTTGACAGCAACTTGATCACCGAAGAAATGGGAAAGGAGATCAATGAAGCCTGGGAAACCAAGCTCAATGAGACCCGTGAACAAGTACGTGCAGAACTCCGCGAGGAATTCGCACAACGCTATGAGCATGACAAGACTGTGATGGTAGAAGCCCTAGATCGCATGGTAACAGAAGGTCTCACCGCCGAGATCCAGGCCCAGGCAGCTGAAAAGCAGGCCCTGGCCGAAGATCGCGTGAAGTTCCAGCGCAAAATGCAGGAATCGGCCACAAAATTCAATGGCTTCCTCACCAAGAAATTGGCCGAAGAAATCACTGAACTGCGCCGTGATCGCAAAACCCACAACGAAGGTCTAGTGAAACTGGAAAACTTCATTGTGGCCGCACTGGCACGTGAGATCACAGAATTTGCCCAGGACAAACGCGACGTGGTAGAAACCAAGGTGCGTCTGGTCCGCGAAGCACGAGGCAAACTGGAGGCTCTCAAGACCCGCTTTGTTAAAGAAAGCGCGGCCAAGATGAGCCAGGCTGTGAGCCAGCATCTACGTAGCGAACTGTCACAACTGCAGGAAGATATCCGAATTGCTCGCGAGAACAATTTTGGACGCAGGATTTTTGAAGCCTATGCAGCAGAATTTGGTGCCACGCATCTCAACGAAAAGGCCGAGGTGCGACACTTGAATCAGCTGGTGGCTGACAAAGACAAGAAACTGCGTGAAGCCATTGAACTCAGCGAACGCGCTCGCGTGCTTGTTGAGAACAAAAACCGTGAACTGAGCATGATCCGTGAAAATAACGAACGTGCACAGACCATGACTGAACTACTTGCACCCCTGAACCGGGACAAGGCCGAAGTCATGCGCGGTCTGTTGGAAAGCGTCCAGACCTCGCGGTTGAAAGGCGCATTTGAGAAGTATCTACCAGCGGTGCTGGAAGACCGTAAAACCTCCCCCCGTAGGGTGGTGGCAGAATCGGTCACGGCAGTGACTGGTGATAAACAATTGCCGGAGTCGCCGGAGCAAGACACAGACAACAACGTGATCGAACTCAAGCGTCTGGCAGGGCTGTAATAACAAAGGAGAGACAGAAATGTCAGAGCAACTACTTGAAAGCCGTTGGGAAGAAACCAAAGAGGCCCTGTTGGAAGGACTCCAAGGTACTCGACGCAATAGCATGAAGGTGATTCTTGAAAACACCCGACGCTACCTGAAAGAAAATGCCTCAAGCGGTTCAACCGCTGCGGGCAACATCGCTACGCTGAATCGCGTGATTCTGCCGGTGATCCGACGTGTGATGCCTACGGTTATCGCTAATGAGCTGGTTGGTGTACAGCCCATGACCGGTCCTGTGGGTCAGATCCACACTCTGCGTGTGCGTTATGCACAGAGCTTGACTGATACTTCGGCCGCTGCTACCTCAGTGACCGCAGGTCAAGAAGCCCTGAGCCCGTTCACGATCGCTGTGGCATACTCAACTGTGCCCAAAGATACCACCAGCACTGCCAACTACACCGGTGGCAACACAGCTACCATGGAAGGCACTGGCGGTAAACAGATCAGCGTTCAGATCCTGAAGCAAGCGGTTGAAGCCAAGACCCGCAAACTGCAGGCTCGTTGGACGTTTGAATCAGCTCAAGATGCACAAGCCATGCACGGCATCGACGTTGAAGCTGAAATCATGGCAGCACTGGCCCAGGAAATCACGGCTGAAATTGACCAAGAAATCCTGCTGAGCCTGCGCAGCCTGGCAGCAACTGAGTTCACTTACAACCAAGCTACCGTTAGCGGTACCGCTACGTTCGTGGGTGACGAACACGCTGCCCTGGCAGTGCTGATCAACCGCGTGGCAAACCTGATTGCTCAGCGTACACGTCGTGGTGCTGGTAACTACGCCGTTGTTAGCTCGGCTGCACTCACAGTGCTGCAATCAGCAACCACTTCGGCTTTTGCTCGCACCACCGAAGGCACGTTTGAGGCTCCCACCAACACCAAGTTTGTGGGCACCCTGAACGGCAGCATGCGCGTGTTTGTTGACAGCTACGCTGCTGACACCACCCCGGTCTTGGTTGGCTACAAGGGAAGTTCGGAAGCAGACGCCCCGGCGTTCTACTGCCCCTACATCCCCCTGATGAGCTCAGGCGTTGTGCTGGATCCGACAACGTTTGAACCGGTGGTCAGCTTTATGACGCGGTACGGCTACATCGAGCTCACCAACACTGCCAGCAGCTTCGGCAATGCTGGCGACTACGTGGGCGAGATCGCAGTCTCGAACCTGTCATTCAGCTAATCCTGTTTGTCAAAGCAACAAAAACAAGAAACACATAAACCTCAAAAAGACCACCAAAAAAAAAAAAGAACACAGAACACAAAAAAACATACCAAACCAACAGAAACAAAAAACAAGACTAGAAATGAGTAAACCAAAAAAAACACAAGAAAATACAACAAGAGGATCAAAAAAGAACAAAAAAAACACCACTAGAAAAAAACACACCCATACACAGAAAAAAAAACAAAAAAACCAAAACAGAACAAATAAAACC